GTTGCATACAACCGGACAGTTGAACATAGTGGGGATTGCCTCTTCGAACTCACGCTTGCCGATATACATCTTGTTGCGGTTCTCGCCGTGATAAGCGATCATCAACACGCCTTGGTCAAAAGATGAATTCAATTCCCTCAAGTTATTGATAGAAGAAGAAAACACTATACTACAGCTTTCATTCTGTCGATCTTCGTTCACTCGTCGTCACCTCCTTTCAGGCATAATAAAAGCGCCGTCCGTCGGCGCTTAGAAGGTCATCGTATCTGAAAGAACGCAGGGGCATTCGAAACCAAGATCAAACATAGTCTCCTCTCGGTTTTCAAAGACCCAGATGTGATTCTCAACATCCTCTTTCAGAAGAACATAGCCCTTCTTTTCAAGTAGCTTCTTGAACTTTTTGTCCATTACATAGATAAACTTCATAGTTACTCCTCATCTTCCTCTCTGGATTGCTCGCCAGCATCCGTCAGTTCGCCAATTTCGCTTTCGGGTCGCCCTGCGTCTCCACCAGACGCATCGCCGCTTTGAGTCGAAGAACTCTGCAATGGCTTGAACCTCTGTTTGATGCCAAGCACATCGTCCTCCAAGAAGTTCATGCAGTCCATTTCATCCTGCATCAGTCCCTGAGAGGCACAGTAATACGACACCATAGGCATACCAAACTGACAAGCCTTGAGATATGCATCTCCAACCTCTTTCCTATTAAAAGGGCTGCAGTCAAGGAATGTCACCTTAAAATATTTGCCGAATCCATGCCGGTGAATAAAGCGATTCACCATGCACTCGATGCTCTTGACAATGCTATATGTAAGCGCTTGGTCTGCTTTAATGGAAAGCAACAAAGCGTTTGATGAAGCCTTCTCGTTATTAAAGAGCAGGCTCGAAACGCCTGCAGCGGTAAACAGATTTTGTTCTGCCTCTGCGATTGTGTTTGATTCGCCGGCGTGCGTGCGTTCAAAACTGATTTTGCTGATGGGCATTGGGGACAATACCGTACCGATTTCTTCAGGTACTACAGCATCAAGATTTCTGTAAAAATCTTTAGCCTTTTCCAAGTCCATCTGCCAATCACCGTCATCATTGATACCGAGGGTCATGACCAGCATTGCGTAGTTTTCAAGCTCTGTCTTTGTCAGCTTGAGCTGCTTGTAGTCCTCAATATCATAGATTTCACGCAAAATACCAGCGAACGGGGGCATGGAGTAGTTCAGAATATCCTTATTGCACTTGATCGCAAAAGAATTGGGGGAGTCAAGCTCCTGCCAACGCATGCCCGTGCGATCCTTCTGATACAATTCGTATTTGGTTCTGAACTCCTCTGGATATAGAGGAAGATTGCCGGAATTCGCATTGAAATACGAAAAATCAAATGATACGTTCAAAACGTTATCTTCGATTACAGCGACCGTGCAATAGTCCGACGGCAGCTGTTGGATGATCGTACTATCTGAACTTTCCCAGATCGTGCCATAGAACGTGTCTTCTCGCAAGCACACCGTCAGAATACGCTCAAACTGATTCTTGATATCCATCGACGAGAGCAGGTTGAGCACGCGGCGATAGTTGCGACGTATCGTTGACTTGTTCGCAGTAGAGGTGTCGATCTTGTACGGCGACACGACATAAGTCAAATCCGACAGAGAAGCAAAATACTGGATAAGCCTCCGAAAATGAGAACTCGCGCCATACAAATACGTGACTGCTGCGCGCAGATTCTTTTCGTTGCTATAGGGGTTCTTGAGAAAGCTGGAAATCTCATCCTTAGTATATAGATAGAATGTTGGAGTAGTCCCGTTGCCGTTAAGGTCGCGCAATATCAACTTGTTGATTGCAGCAAACCTCTTCGGCAAACGCATCTCTCTACTAAAATCGCCAGAAACGCCGGTGACTCTCGATCTGACCTCCGCAAATTCTTGCACGTCTTCCAGCACTTCTTTAATCTTTTTATTAGCCTTGGCCATAATGCGTCAATCACCGCCTTTCTAACCATTTTCTCTTGGGCGCTCTAAAAATAAAAGCGTCATTGGTATTTTCTTTGTCTCGACCTGAATCTTTGCGCAAGTCCTTCTCCAACTGTGTTGCAACATAATAGTTATAACTCAAGCTGGAGTATCTATCTTTACGCGCTCCGCTTCGCTCAACCAGCTTAACAACACCGCCAGATTCTTCGTGGCGCAAGTTGATAAGTTCATTGATGAGAAGCGTAGTATTTATGTATGGCATCATGATCGCCATACGATCAGCGACGCTCAAGCTACCAAAGCCCCTGAGTCCACCCAGAGCCTCCTCGCCGTCGTATTCGGTTGCAAGCAGTCTGATCCTGCCCGTCCTGAATCCTTCTCGCAATAGCAATGCGCAGTCTGAATTAAAACGAGCTGAGCCCGTAATTGCCCATACAGCCTTAACTGCGCTCTTGCTGACGCAACGCGCCGCGAGATCCGGGTTATTGCAACATGACAATGCAGGATATACTTCTCCGCTGTCTGGATCTGAAAGATCTCTTGCTAAAACGTCATAAATACTCAAGCCGATATTTCTGGTATCCAGTACAATATAGTCGCAGTTGTATTCCTCGTAGAGCCTTCGGATGCGCAAAGCCTGCGCTTCGGTATGAAGTCCTTCATTAGTCTCGGTGTATACTATATTGTTGGCGTACCGTGATGCCTTGGTCGGCATAAGCTGATTGATAAAAATAGCCGTGGCGTCGTTCTTATGTTTTGTCGTAGCCATAAGCGCAATATCCGCAGACAGAATTCTCTTTTCTCCCGGCTGCTTTGGTGGTATGCGCAACTTGGTAGCACTTGGCAAACGACCAGATATAGCTTCCGGAAGCATAGGGAACTCTATGCGTCTATTCTTGGATATGGTGTCAAAACTAAAGAATGAGCCGTTAGAATCTCCATAGAAAATGGAATCCATTTCCATCGACCAGCTGATCTCATTGAAATCTGTTTCGAGCATTTGCTCAACAACGTCGTCCTCGATGAGAATATCCTCCACAATGCCAAGCTGATACGGGAAACCGCAGACAAAATTGTGTTTTGTTTCATCAAGCATGAATCTGCAGCTATCCTTTGCGCGCAGAAAAGACCAGTGATCTTTGTAGTACGCACTGGAGAAATACATCGTAACGTTGTGTTCCAAATACTCCTTCCTGCCTTTATACTCCGGCTTATCCAAATATTTGGGATGGCGCGGGCCAGACAGGAATTTACGTAGAATGGTATCGATAACCTCCTTCTTGACCATACGGAACTCGTCCACGATCAGGAGATTTGCACGGTTGCTTCGAGCAGAGTCGCTCGCTGTAACAACCTTGATATAAGAACCATTCTTGAATACAACCTTCGCATCCGTGTTATTGATACTGGTTGCTTTTTCATCAATTTCATTTGCAAGCTCTGGAGAGTTAGGTTTGAGCTCCATAAGTATCTTCTCCAAAACGTTGATACTCTGGCCTCGCGTACCAGACGCAATGCACACCTTTGTGCCGGGATACAAAATGCACCTCGCGCAGCAAAAGATTGCGCAGATAAAGGATTTGCCTATGCCTCGGAATCCGATAAATACGAATGTCGTACACAGGTTCATCATTACCAGCAGTAACATCTGGAACAATTTTAGGTTTACATGCAAAAAATCCATCGCAAAGCGATGGATATTGCTTCTGTAGTATGACGCCCATATACCAACGCCCTCAAGCACTTTGGCTTGGTGTTCGTTTCGGGCAGTCATGCTTAGATATGGATTGGATTGCGACTTCATTCGCTACCACCGCCGAAAATTTCATTGAATGCACCCTCGTCATCTTCATCGTCAAGATCCGGGCGCTCAACGCGGCGTTTCTCCATTTCCTCCTCATATAGCTTGCAGTATGTATTTTTGATTCCGAGCATCTTGCATAGATGCCCGAGGAACCACACGGAAATATAGCGAACCACGCCATCTACGTCTTGTAGTTCCGGGATCGGCTTTGGAATCGGGCGAGCATTCTCAAACATGCGAATCCCGACACCAAACGGAAGGTCGTCGAACGATTCATTCGCCGCGTCGCCCTTCTGCGCGTCCTTGATTAGCGTATTCAAGATATTGACAGTCGCAGCGTCAGACTTACCGGTCTGGGATACGCTGCGATTGATTGTCTCCTCAAGAATACAAATCTGCTTATATCTGGCCTCAGCGGTATTATCGAGTACACCCTCGATATTGCCAGTCCATCTTGCGTACCGCGCATCCAGCGCAAAATACATTTCAGATGGTAGACCAGAACCCCAGAATTCAATGGACTCCTGAGATGGCATCAGCTCGCACTGATCTGAATCCTCGTCGGGCATAGGCATTACAGGCAATACCACATTGCTTGCCATCGCCGCCTCTTCGTCAAGCGTATCGTCGTAGGTCTTGCCAACGTACTTATACAAATTCGTCTTGCTGATATAAGATCTGACGCGCGAAGCACTCGTATTTGCCTTACTCACCATGGCATATATATCTGGATGCCAATAGATATCGAGCTTCATGCATACTCTGCGCATCGCTTCTGCTTCACTTCCAAGCGCCTCCTTGTAATGGTTGAGTAGATCGTCTACGCAATGAGTACACATTGATAGATATCCACCGTTCTCGCGATACAACGGGCTTTGCGACGTAGGGAAGTTATTTCTTTGCCGTACATAAATGCGGCCACATCGCGTGCAGAGATACTTATCCAGCTTCTCCTTTGGCGGCGTTGCCTCTCCCGGTCGCGAGCTTGCCGCTTTAACCTTACTAACTTTCGGCACTCGAAACTCCCGGAATTACTCCCGGATAATGCCTTCCTTGACAGCTCTCTTCAGTAGCTTGCCAGGAGTAAACTTAGGAGCCTTGTGACCGGGAATGACAATACGCTCCTTCGTCTGCATGTCTACCGCTTCACGCGGCGCTGAATCGCGCACCGCAAAGGTGCCAAAGCCATAGAACTGGACAGATTCGCCCTCGACCATAACCTCCATCAGGGTATCGAGTACGTCATTTACGATGCACTCTGCGTCCTTCTTGGTATAACCTTTGGCGGCCATACGGGCGATAAAATCGGTTTTATTCAGCATTTTTGTTCCCTTTCTTTCCTATTATATTAGAGTTCCTGTAGCGATGTTTTCTGAGAAACACTGATGTCGCCGTTCTTGAAATAATTGGCGAACTGCTCCTCAGCATCGCAGTCGTTGTAGATTGCTACCATATCCAAACTCGACCACTGAGCCAGTTCCTTGATCACGGTCTCCGGTAAGCCAGCCCTGATCAGGCCAGTCGTCCAACAGTGTCTCAGGGAGTGCATATAAAAATCAACTCCCAAGAACCTTCCGAAGCTATTTGCCCAACTCGTTAAGGTAATT